TGGTACACGTACATATGATGGTAGAAAAATGTTTTTAAGGGAAGTTGCATAATGATTAAAGCTATGTTAATAGTTGCAAGTCTAGGTATCAATACAGAGATGCCAGACATGGACTCTTGTCTCAAAGCAAGGGCTGCAATATCAGCACAGGATGCGTCAATCAAATCTTTGTGTATTCCCAAGGCAGATGAGACATCTAAGATGAAAGAGATGTTTGACGTTTTTATAAATATGATTGATAGAATTAAGGAGTACGAAGAACTTGATAGACTTAACAGATCAGAAGATAGAGAATGCTGCGACAGCGAGAGCTAACTCTAAATCGGATTGGGCGATACAATATTGGGATAATGTTCTTGCATATCTTTTAAGACAAGCAAAACGTTTGAACTAAATATTGATATGGTAACTCTTACAGAAGAAGCAAAAAAATATATGAAGAGCGTCATAATATATGGCGACTATGTAACCCTCGGCGTAAAAGGTGGGGGCTGTTCTGGTTTTCAGTATATCTGGGGTCTAAGAAATGATCTTGGGATGGATAAGTTCAAATGGTCAGACCCTATTGATGGCGTGTTAGTAGTGGATTCATTAGCAGAAATGTATGTGCTGGGTAGCGAGATAGATTACATTACTGAATTGGGTGGAAGTTTCTTAACTGTTAAAAATCCCACCAGTACCAGCAGTTGCGGTTGCGGCGAAAGTTTCGGAGTTTAACTTTATGGTAGAGTTTTTTTTATTTTTACTATTTTGCTTTTTGATATAGGCTATATGTACAGACGAACAGATATACAATATGATATAGATCACGTGAAATGGGAGTTTGATAACTTATCTTTTCCAGAGTGGTATGAATCTGAAGGCGGCGGCACACAGTTGTGTCTACAGTCGTATGCTGATAAGATGAACTACATTGATGGTTATGTAGATTCGTATCCATACACAAATGGGTGCGGTAGTATGAGTCGCTTTCCTGATCGTGAGGAACAAGGGTATTCACAGTTAAATCCTGTATTCAAGGATACAATCTTTAAAGATATTATTGAAGGACATTTTCGTGCAAGGTTCTTGACTATGGTAATGCATAGCACATATAGTGTGCATCAAGACAAGACCCCCCGGCTCCACCTTGCAATAGACACACATCCCAACGCATACTTTTTTTGGCCAGAACATAAAGAGTTTTTTCATATACCAGCAGATGGTTATCTCTATGAGGTAGACACTACACAACTACATACATTTGTCAATTCTGGCCCAGATAGAACACACTTAGTGATGGTGTAATAAGGAGTTAATCATGATCGAAAATATAAAAGAAAGATATACCTTTGTATCTAATAATAAAGAGGAAACTCAATGTATTGGTATACGAGGTGGAGAGTATCAAGGTGTAGTTTTTAAGTACAGCAATGTATCTATACCCAACCCAGATGAAATGAAAGGTAAAAGTAACTTGCCATTAAAGTTTCACTATGATATAGTAGATAATAATAGTCTTCCAATAGAATGGTTTAATGAAGAATTTAACAATTTAGCTGGTGATATTCTCGTGGATATTATAGACGATCAAATAGAAAAGGGAAATGTAAGTATACATAACCTATTTGCTGGAACTACAAGAGCCAAAAATATATGACACAAACTATAGAACGAACTACACTTGGACAACTTCTCACTAATGAGGACTACGCACGTAAAGTGATGCCTCATATGAAGAGTGTGTATTTTGGTGATAGGACAGAACGCACTGTCTTTGAAGAGATACAAAAGTTCGTAGAGAGATACAATGCGCTCCCCACAAAGGACACATTGGAGATTGAGATTGACACACGGCGTGATCTCAATGAGGATGACATCAAGAGGGTGTTAACAGTCGTGAAGGAACTATCTGTAGACACTGATGTTAATGCAGAATGGTTAATTGAAACGACAGAGAAATTCTGTAAAGATAAGGCAGTATATAATGCGATTGTTGAAGGTATTTCTATCATCGATGGAAAAGATAAAAATAGAGGTGCAGATGCAATACCATCTATTCTCACCACCGCTCTGGCTGTGGGTTTTGATAATAGGGTGGGGCACGATTACTTACTTGATAGTGCAGAACGATATGAATATTACCATACCGTAGAAGAGAAGATACCATTTGATCTGGAGTTCTTTAACAAGATAACCAAGGGTGGACTACCACCTAAGACTCTGAACATTGCACTTGCTGGTACAGGTGTCGGTAAGTCGCTGTTCATGTGTCATGTTGCTGCTAACTGTATGAATCAAGGTAAGAATGTACTTTATATCACACTAGAGATGGCAGAGGAACGCATTGCAGAACGTATCGATGCGAATCTGATGAATGTTTCTATGGAGGACTTACATGACCTACCTAAACAGATGTTTGAACGTAAGATAGATAAGATCATCAAGAATACCACTGGACAACTCATTGTCAAAGAATATCCTACTGCATCAGCTCACTCTAATCATTTTCGTGGACTGATCAAGGAACTTGCAATCAAGAAGAGTTTCAAACCAGATATCATATTCATCGACTATCTGAATATATGTACGTCATCTAGAATTAAGGGAGTCACTAATGTCAACTCATATACTATGGTTAAGTCGATTGCAGAGGAACTTAGGGGGCTCGCTGTTGAGACAAACGTCCCGATTATGTCTGCAACACAGACCACTCGATCAGGATTTTCAAATAGTGACGTTGGCCTTGAAGATACGAGTGAGAGTTTTGGTCTGCCTGCTACGGCTGACCTCATGTTTGCGCTCATTAGTAACGAAGAGCTTGATGCTCTAAATCAGATCGCAGTTAAACAGTTGAAGAATCGGTATAATGATCCTACTGTAAATAAAAGATTTGTGATTGGTATTGATCGTGCAAAGATGCGGCTCTTTGATGTTAAGTTAAGTGAACAGGACACACTACAGGATGCAAATCAATCCGGCGATGTACCAGAGGCGTTTAGTGAACCAGTATTTGATAATACAAATTTTGGTGGGTTCAAGGTATGATTGATTATAGATTTATGTGGAGTGAGGTCAGTTGGAAGATGTTTGATGCTGGTTCTATTCTGTTTGATGACAAAAGTAACGATCTTCGATCTGTACCAAAGTCTGTTCGTATGAACCTATTGATCACACTATCTACGATGTGGTCAACAGTGTTCACCGTGTGGACATTTGAAACAGTGAGCTCAATGTCATATGGGTGGGGTGGATTGGTTATCGGTCACATTCTATTCATTTTTGCCACTTACTACACGTTTCATGAATTTAAAGCTGCAAAAGAAAAGAATAAGAAATTTGGTACTAGAGTTAATTCTTATGATGAGTGTTATGATTATTTGCAAAAAGTTGATAAGTCATGATTGTAATTCTTATAACAATGCAAATACTAGGTTCAACGGTAACGATAGATGTACAGAATACATATGGTGCAATGTCTATGGGTACATGCAAAGAACTATTACCAATTATAATGTGGAACTATAGAGCCACAGAAGGATTTTGTTGGAAGGGTGACATTTCCAGTATGCCCCCACGGAAAATATGAAGGAGTAAATATGACTGATTTTCTAAATAAAATAATGAAAGAGATTGATAATGAATACGCATCACTTGCGAGTGATGGTGTGGAGGCAGGAGATGTGGATAGTTTCATTGACACTGGTTCATACATCTTCAATGCACTATTGAGTGGTTCTGTTTATGGTGGGATGCCATCAAACAAAATTACTGCTATTGCAGGCGAGAGCGCAACTGGTAAAACATACTTCCTGATGGGTATAGTCAAGAATTTTCTGGACACTAATCCAGATGCAGGCGTGATATATTTTGAATCAGAAAGTGCTATTACTAAGAGTATGGTTGAGGATCGTGGTATTGATTCTGGAAGACTATATGTAGTGCCTGTCACCACAGTTCAAGAGTTTCGTCATCAAACACTACAGATACTAGACACCTATCTTGCACAGGATGAATCAGAACGTAAACCTCTGTTTCTGTGTCTTGACTCACTTGGTATGTTGTCCACTACGAAAGAAATAGAGGACACAACTGATGGTAAAGAGACACGTGACATGACACGAGCCCAAGTACTCAAGGCTGCATTTAGGGTGTTAACTCTTAAACTTGGTAGGGCAAAGGTTCCTATGGTTGTCACTAATCACACATACGAGAGTATGGGTCTATTCTCCACTAAGGAGATGGGTGGTGGTTCTGGACTCAAGTATGCCGCATCATCTATTATCTATCTGAGTAAGAAGAAAGAGAAGGATGGTACTGAGGTTATTGGTAATATCATTCACTGTAAGAACCATAAGTCACGATTGACTATAGAGAATAAGATGGTTGATGTACGACTCACATATGACAAGGGATTAGATCGTTACTATGGTCTACTAGAACTTGCTGAGAAGTATGGTGTATTCAAGAAGGTATCAACACGTTATGAACTACCTGATGGAAGTAAACATTTTGGTAAAGCGATACTGAGTGATCCTAATACTTATTTCACTGAAGATATCATGAAGAAGTTGGATGAAGCAGCTGCCAAAGAATTTAAGTATGGTCAATCAGAAGAAGTAGAGGAGTCCGAAGATGTTGGAAGTGATTGAGAACGCATGTACTCCATTCTATCTTGATACACTCAAGCATCATGCAATGCAGGCTGATACATGGCATATGAGATATCCTAACAATAGTACTGATAAACATCTAAAGATGGATATCATAGAGAATGAGGTTAAGCAACCTCTTCTCGCTGGTCTTGCGATGGGATTGCTGATACACCTGTATGGTATTCGGCAAGACTTGTTTGTTCCTGATGTGTCATACTGTGGTATCGGACTCAAGGATCGCCATAGGTTAGACAATCCACATACAGATCATGTCAATGAGACTGATTATATAAAGATATTTGGTGTACTCAACAGCGATTGGGGTTCTCTGGATGGTGGTCTATTCCAGCATGGAGATGTAGCAATACCATGCGTACCATGTACGT